CTTGTCACCTGGCTTTCTAAAATGCTAACAAACCTTAGCTACAGCTATCTCGGTATGCCTCGTGAGCTTGAGTTTAAGTTTATGATCGCAGAAGGGCGCGATACCCAGTCAGAAGCTTCTCGTGCTGATCTTGAGCTACGCGGTGCAACACGCACAATCAACGAGCGACGCTCTCAGCTAGGACTTCCTCTTCTGGATACTCCAGCTGCAGATCAACCTATGCTCGTAGCTGGCGCTGGCGTATTCCTCTTCACCCCAGACGGAATCGTGAACGTCACTACAGCTGCAGGATCAGCTGAAGAGCTTGATCCAGACACTAGCCCAGTAGCTCCACAGCCTGAGAAGAAGGAGCCAGTAGCTCCAGCTCCAGGTGAAGAGCCTAAGCCTGGTGAGCCTGTAGCTGAAGAAAAGCCTGAGCCTAAAGTTGAGCCAGGTGATAGCAAGTCTGCAGACATAGATAAAGCTGGCGTACCGTCTAAAGCTGAAGTCAAAGCTGGACTATCTCGCCTAAAGATCTTGCCTAATGCAGCTGGCGATCACCCTACTTCTGATAGTCCTGAAGAGCTAGCAGACTCAGTAACGAGCCCCTGGCCTGTCGTCGATACAATCAACGGCGATTACCCAGTCTCACCTGACGTATGGCAAAAGGCTGAGCTAGTCCTAGTTAATGTCAAAGATCTTTACGGCACAGATACTGCGCTTGATCGCTCTAACGTAGCTGACCATATTGAGTCAATGGGCCAGGCGCTAACCCCTTACCGTAACTACGCGCTGGTCTTTAATGACGGCGACAAAAATATCATTATCGACGGACACCATAGGCTCTTTGCTATGTGGCTACTCGGTATGGATCAAGTACCAGTCTGGTTAGGTACAGCTGAGATGGCTAAAGCTGCTCACAAAGAGATTTATCACTTCTTTGACTGGGCTGACGCTCCATTCCGTCGGACTCGTAATTTTGAGTTCAAGGCGTTAGATCCAATCGTAGGTGAAGCTCTTAATCGCTGTTACTTTGACGGCGATATGGATACAGCTAAATCTCTGGTCAAGGCCTATCTCCTATGAGCAAGGGCGCACAGCAAGCAAGTGCGCGTGTAGCAGCTAAAAACGCGGTAAAGATACGCGCTGCTCTGGCAGCTAGTGTTAATGGACGGCGTGTCTACACGCAATATATGGACACTAATCCACCTATTACAAAAGATAAAGCCCTCTCACGCGCTCGCGCTCGCGCCTGGGCTATGAAGAATGTCAGCTTAGATCTATCGACCTATAAGCAAATCCTGGCTAAACACTACGCCGATATGTATGTACTAGGTCAGAGTGAAGCTCTAGAGAATATGGCTAATCGGGCTCAGAAGGGGCCTGTAGCGACGGCAAATAGCAAGCCTAAGCTAAACCCTCAAGGCCAGCCTATATTCGATCCTAGCTTCACTATCAACTGGGACGCCTGGGTGCCAGGTAACGCTGCAGCTGCAGCTCTCCTCTCAAAGCCTGGTGGACTTAAAGATCTCCTGGGCGAGACAGATATTCAAGCTCGTGGCATAGCTGACTACAGCTACGATTTACTTGGTACAGCTCTAGCTGACGGTATAGCTGCAGGCGACACACCAGTAACAATCGCTAACGCAATTCGAGACAGCCTTTCAAGCCCTGAGCGAGCTCTCACAATCGCCATTACAGAAGGCCAGCGAGCTAAGATCGAAGCTAACGTAGACAGCTACGCAGCTAATAACGTTGAGCAGATCGAGTGGACAACTAACGATCCTTGCCCCGACTGCGAGCAAAATGACGGCAAGATCGTCAATATGGGCGACGATTTTCCTAGTGGAGATCAGCAGCCACCAGTTCACCCTAACTGCCAGTGTGACGTTATCCCAGTTATGCCAGACCTTAGCGGTATGCCTGATTACCCAGATATGACGGACGAAGAAGTTGCAGCTCGTCTAGAAATGGGTGCTACGGCTGACCTGGGTAAGTATTCTCCTGACCAGGAGAGAGACGAACGAGGTCGCTTTGGGTCTGGGTCTGGAGAAAGCTCAACAGCTGGGTCAGCTGGCAAAGAAGCCTTAAATAGAGCTCAAAATGGTAAACAAATTGACGTTACCGATTTTGTGAACGGCGAGCGTTCCTATGAGGGTGATTTACAAAAAATGGGTGAAGTAATCCACGCTCAAGGTTGGAACGCACCTTCTCAAGTTTTATCGTCAAATGAGTTTGACAAACTTAAAGTTAGTGGAGATTTTGTTACTGTTTATAGAGGTGGGCCAGCTGGTCTACAAGCTGGACTTACTTCTGGACAACCCTGGATAGGCGACGGTAATGCTGGGCCTGGCACTTATACAACGACAGATCCCGAGAGGGCAGCTGCTTTTGCTAGCTTGTCTCAAATGCAAACTGGAGGTAGCGAAAAGCTTGAAATGCTTGTTCCTAAATCTATGATAGATACAGCTCCAAATATCAATAATACTCCTGCTAATCCTTTACCTTCTAAATGGAGTGGCAAAAACAGGGCCGATTACGTTACGGTGGCAGCTAGTGGCAAAGGCGCTTACGAGTCAAGCACGGAGAGTAGCGCTAAAGATGACTATGTAATTTACAATACTTCAGCTTTAATTATTAGGGGGCAATAATGGAGCCAATGGAGTATGAGTATTACAAGCTAGTAAATGGAAAAATGCTTCCTAGTAAAGTTGTAAATGGCAAACTTCAGGTTGTAAATAAATCTTTAGACCCAGACCTCCTCAAGTACAGCCCAGACCAGGAGCGTGACGCTCGCGGACGTTTTAGCTCTGGCGGTGGGGTTGAAGCAGCTTCTCACGCTCAGACTCTTTATTCTCACGCTAAAGGTATCGAGCCAGCGCTGACCCAAAATATGAAAGATTTAGCAGATAAGCACGGCACAAAATTAGAAGGCCTGAATTATCGCCTAAAAACCCAGGAATCTTTAACTCGCAAGATCGCAGCTGACGCTAAAGCTGACACCATATCCCCAGCAGAGGCAGCTCGTAATATTAGCGACGCTAACCGATACACAATGGTCACAGATCCAGCCAATTACCGAGCTTCAGCTGAAGCTGTAGAAAGAGATCTTAAAGCCCAGGGTTACGACGTGCGCGTGAAGAATTACTGGCAAGAAGGCTCAAATTACAAGGGTATAAATATGGCTCTTACCGACCAGTCTGGTAATAAAATCGAGCTCCAATTCCATACAGCTGAGTCCCTAGCTATGAAAGAGACGACTAACCACCCTCTCTATGAGGATTATCGCAAAATGGATACAGGTACTTCAGAAGCTAAAGCTCTAAATGCTCAAATGGTCGCTAACAGCGCCACCCTCAGCACCCCACCAGGGCTTACAGGCTATGGCATACCAAAAATAGGCAAGGCTGTTGATTTATCCGATCTTTACGGCTATGATCGTAATGAAGGAGGCAAGCTATGACTACAAAATGGTTTATCGGTCAAAATAGCGAGCGTGTATTTGCCGTCTATAAAGCCACCTTTGACGGCAAGATCCTTACCTCTGAAAAACAGTGGTCAGTCCCTAGCGGTGAAGCCTGGGCTTCAACAAAACGTGTAAGCGAGTGGTATTTCATAGGTAACGACAATGTATGGCCTGCTACAGAAAGTGAAGCTAGGAAGTACCTGCCAGCTAACGCCTAAGTCCTAAGCGGGGCGCGTGTGAAACCGTTACAATTTCTGTACACACGCAGATAGGACTCTAATGGCTCTGATCCACTCAAATATCACGGTAGGTACAACTCCTACTCTTCTCGTTACTCTCCCTAACGGCGTAGGTTATGTCGCTGTTTCAATCCAAAACCGTGATAGCGCTGCAGTTTATGTCGGAGACGCAAATATCACAGCTGCTTCTGGCGCTAACGGTGGACACACAATCGCTGCCACCTCTGGTACTTTCCAGATCTGGCTACACGGCAACGAATCTATTTATGCAATTTCTTCAGCTGGTACTTCTACAGGCGCTGTCTCAGTGCTGTATTCGGCATAAATGTCTGAAACCTTTGCCCCTCCAGCTTCTGTAGCGAGCGCAGCTAAACGCGCTCTTGAGTGGATAGCTGACGGCAAAGCGGGTAGTGGATTTACCAGCGCAGGTCGCAATAGAGCAGGACAACTCTCACGCCGAGAGGGAATCTCAAGCGATACCATTATGCGTATGGTGAGCTTCTTTGCTCGCCACGAAGTAGATAAGAAGGCAGAAGGATTTAATCAAGGCGAGAAGGGATTTCCTTCACCTGGTCGCGTCGCTTGGGACGCCTGGGGTGGGGACTCTGGAAAGTCTTGGGCTGAAAGTATCGCAGCAAAACTCAACAAGGAGAAAGCAATAATGGCCAATGATTTCGCTACCTCGTATGTCGATATTCTCAAATACGACAAAAACGACGACGGCACACTTACCGTCTACGGCAAAGCTACTTCAGACGACCTGGACATTGACCAGCAAATCTGCGACAACGACTGGCTCAAGAAAGCTATGCCAGAGTGGTTTAAGTCTGGTGGAAATATACGCGAACAGCACAGCTCTAT